TTATACCTTAAGCACACTCAAAAAGTAGACTGCTGCTTTACCAGTCAGTTTGCTTAAAATGTCCTCGTCTACTGGACCGCCTTTAGCTTCAATTGCAGCTCTGAGGTCAGCAATTGAAGATTCTTTTGATACACGCTTAGGGGCATCGCCAGCAGCTTTTTTATCACTACTAGGTTTAGCTGCGCCTGCTTCTTTTTTAACATATACACCAGCTTGAACCAAAACCATACGAACACCGTTAGGTGAGGCTTCGATTTCTTCTGCAATGTCTTTGATGATTTCAGTACTGGACTCTGGAGTTGGCTCCGCGTCCTGATACATTTTGATTACATTAGCTTTGAGTTCGTCATTCCATTGTGTCATTGTATTTCCTTAAATAAGTTCAGCAATTACATTAGTCATTTTACTTGGAGTAAATTGACGATAGTTGTGTTTTAGATCGTGTTTTGCTACAAGTTGCATTGTTTCTTCGTGTTGACGATTTTTTAGCTCACGCATTTCACGAGTAAACTGTTCAAATTCCACTTCAGGCAGTTCAGTAACATCAATACCAGCTATAAGCTGTGTTGGTTCCTGTGTAACTAGTAGCGCACGTTCGCTAATGTCACCATTGGATTTTGTGTACATAAATTGCATAAGTTTCATCTTTGATTCCTTTTGTAAACAGAAATAATATTATAGCAATAATCAATGCAAAATTCAAGATTATTTTTCTCTGACTGCTTTTGTAATGCCTAAAAATGCACTACTAAAAAGTGGCGGAAATACTAGCAACCAAATTACTAGTGGAGCCAGTACTGCGTTTACTATAAAGAATATAAATAAACTTAGTAGCGGTGATCTAGTAAAATCATTATCTATGCCGTCTTGTCTGGCGTGTGCAATAATAGGCCAGAAAAGTTCGTAGATAAGTGTCAGGGATGTTGCTAGGCAAAATATTATGTATAGTTCAAATGCCCCCATGCAATCTGTCTCCTAACTTAAAGCTAACTTTTAAGTCGCCTAAAGTTTTAGGGTCAAAGGTTGAGCGTAAACTTGCTAAGGTTTGATCAGCTAGTTTTTGATTTGAACTAAAAATATCATGTGGGCAACTACCACATACTTGCTTGATTAACTGTGCAGTTTTAATCTTGGTTTTATTCCAGATACTAGCTTTAGGAGTTTTGCGACGATAGGTAATATTTTTTATTGCTAACTCAATTTGTTTTGCATTGCCAGGATTTTTTTGCAATGCACGCAATAATTTACGCTCACGATTAGCTTTCCAAGTTTGTTTGCTTTTGTAAAGATCGTACTGCGTTTGTTTGCCTTTACTAGACGATTTCGCCATAATTATATAGTCCAGTTAGTATATAGTATCCATTAGCAGGATGTTTTGTGAGCGTAACACAGCCTGCTTCTTCTAAGTATTCTAAAAAGTTAAATATATCACCATATGTATCTAATTCAACATCATATTTTAGCAATAGTTTGTTAACTTTTTGCAAGTAGTCAAAAGTTATATTTTGACTACTAGTACCTAGTTCAAATAATAATTCCTTGATAGGATTATCAATCGTTAAATACAATGGATTCTTCGTAATTGTCATCTTCTAAATTGAGTTTTAGTTCTTCAGCTTCTTCGATCTGCTGGTGAATATCATAGCAGCGTTGAAGTGCATCAATTAGTGCAGGAACAGACTCAATATCAATGGGAACGGTACGCTCGCAACCATCAAAAATTACTACTTCATTAATACCGCCAGGATTGCTACCAAACTCTACGCCATAATAAAAGCAAAAGTCTGGTTCACTATCGGTACTAAACATACCATCATCATCAAGTACTGTGTCTCGTTCTTGTGAACCAAAATAAATTTTCATGTAAAAGTCCTTTTTAAAAATAATTTGCGAGAAAACATATTATAGCAAGTTTAACAATAAATTTCAACAAAATAATTTTTGTGGTGGCAGGGATACTAGGATTCGAACCTAGAATAACGGAATCAAAATCCGTGGTGTTACCATTACACTATATCCCAACTATTTGGCTCCCCAGCGTGGGATCGAACCACGGACCAACAGATTAACAGTCTGCTGCTCTACCGCTGAGCTACTAGGGAATTAAACTGGCCTGCCCAGAAGGAATCGAACCTTCGACCAACAGCTTAGAAGGCTGTTGCTCTATCCACTGAGCTATGAGCAGTATCTGGTGGGCCCAGCAGGACTTGAACCTGCGACCTGCCGATTATGAGTCGGATGCTCTAACCAACTGAGCTATAGGCCCAGAATAAAAAGTCCCCAGTGGCTTTTGCAAGCACTTCTGGGGACACAAACTTAATCGTCGTATTCGCTGTCTAGTTCCATAAACACATTTACTAGAATATCACGATATGGTTGTGCAACCATATGCAAATCTAGTAAGTAAATATCTAAGTGGCAATTTCTGAGCAGTTGAGCATGATACATAAATTGACCAAATGCTTCTAGGCTTTCGTTAATATTTTGATTAGCATAATCTTCAATTGCCTGTGCTACTATGTCTAGCATATACTGTGGCATTGTAGATTTTTGACTAATATTAACTAATTTAATAGCTTTGCCTTCACGATCACGCATAATTTGATTGCGCTTAGCTTCTGCCCAAGTTTGGCCGCCGTCGCCACCCCATAAATCCCAAGCAACTCTACCCTTACTAGGAAAGCCTTCTTCGCCGCTATTAAAACCAGTTGCACGTTTATCTACTTCATGTCTGCTAAAAAAGCTATGCATACGTAATACAACACTAGCACTTAGTGGTTCACGATTTTTAAGTTGATTAGCACGAGCTAAACCTACTAAGGTACCTCCTGGATAACCTTCTTCGCGCCATTTAAGTGCACGTTTAGCGGCACTTGCCATACCCTCTGTGGGTGTATAAGTTTCTGCCATTGTATCTCCTATGGATTAGCTAGGAAAAATGCAAAGGCAAATCCCAGCGGTGTCATTGATCGTAATTCTTTAGTTCGTTCCGACTTGCCGCCCAGCTTCATTATCCACGAATTAGGGTCAGGCTCTACCGGAGACTTAGGCAAGTCACGGTTAAACTTGCCCCATAATCCAGTTTTCTTAGTATACGGATCGCCAAACCAGTGTGGCTGAAAATACCAGGGATCGCCCAATTCAGGACGCAGCTTTTGCAGTCTGCCAACTGGATTTTCCAGTGCCCAGAATTCAGGATTGTAGTAGTCTACCATTCGCAAAACTTTGTCTACTAGTTTTAGGCTTTGATCAGTTCTGCCGTCTAGGTCTTTTTGTTTCCAGTATTGTGCGCCGCTGCCTGCAAAATCTGTACAGGGTGGAGCGGCTAAGATGCCGTATATTTGATCGGGCAAATCTTCAGGTTGTAGCGTTAATATATCAATATCGTGTTTAATGTCTACTTGTAGCACATTATAGCCTGATTCACGATAGTACTTAGGCCAATTACCGCTATAGTCAAATAATGATAGTATCGTTTTCTTTGTTGACACTTTTTGCTTCCTTAGCTTTAGCTTCGCAAAGTGCTTCTACACGATTACTTACTTCCTCACTATGTAACCACAAATCTTTGTTTTCCAGCAAACTATCAATCTCCTTGCTCGTTAGAAAGTCTTTGTAGATATACTGTAAAAATTGTTTAGACCATTCACGCTCAAATACAGCTTGGTCGTAGATCTCTCCGCCTTTGCCAAAGATTCCGCCGCTGTAGTTGTGAAACATAAATAAACTATGTGGTGTTACCTCAAATACATCAGCACATAAGAAGATCATAGTAGCTGCACTCATGCAACTGCCTTCAACACTACATACTACAGTAGCCGGTGATTCACTTAACACACGCATAAATTGTAGTGCAGTATTAAGATCACCGCCGCTGCTATTAATGTAAATTTTTACTACGTCTTGATCACTAGCGCTACGAATAGTATTGAACCATTCTATGTAATCTTCAGGACCAGTAATTAAACCACTTAAGTAAAATTCGTATAATGCACTAGTACATTTACGAAACCCACGACTAGTTCCTGTGTCGAGGACAAAATCATCATCTGTTGCGTTTTTAGTCATAGGAGTATTGTATAAAAAAGCCCCCTTGGTTACAAGGCGGGGGCATACCTCGGCACTAGCTTAAGCGGCTAGGGCAAATACCTCATCGTTGGCATTTATATAGTTTGCTTCTTTTGCGGAGATCGCCTACCGAGTTGTCCACTTGCATACTTATCACACTGTCGAAACCATGACTGGCCCATTATAAAGTATACTATGCCACGCTCTGAACCTGGACTCTTAGTAATATACTTTATGGTGGACCAGGTGGGAGTCGAACCCACGTCCAGCGCGCCTTTCGGCTCGTTTCATACAACCATACAAAAGCCTAGATAAACTAGGCTTTTGTATGGTGCCCCTTGACAGAATCGAACTGCCAATTGATGATTACAAATCAACTGTTATACCATTTAACTAAAAGGGCTACC